GTCATCTACAAACTCTTTTATTTGATCTGCATCTAAGAAACGTACTATTTCTTGGAATATAGGATGATCTGGATCGCAACCTACTTCATCACATAGGTCCATAATAGGATCAGCGGCAGTACCTACTGCTTCTGTTTCAACGCCTTCATTTGATTCTCTTGATTCTTTAGAATCGTCCCAAAATTCGCCAGCCGCCTTAGCACCACCTAGTGTACTTGAGTGCATATCAATAAAGTCTTCTCTGCTGTTATCTTGTGCATCAATGTCTATATCGGACATCTTGCTTTCTTCTACTGGAGCTTCAAAGCCACTGCCTTGTACAAGCCCAGATAGTTTTAAAATTCTTTCTAAGTCGCTCATTTGCTTTCCTTCTCTTTAGTTTTTCGGAGAGCTAATAATTCTTGTACGAACTTAGTGTTGTACTTGTCACCATAGTAATCTTCGCTGTTGATCTTTTCAGCTTCTTTATAGTCGCCATCTGCAAGTAGGGATTCAGGATCTTTATCCGAACCTTCTAATTCTGATTGCTCTTGTTTTTCTAATGGTTCATGCTCACTACGAACTTTCATTAGACCCTCTCCCAGACCTAATAAGTTACTGAGCTCCACCTGGATTTGATAGGCACTTGCAACTCTGTCTGTTTCAAATTCCATAACAAAGATTTCATATCCACGCAGGGTGGGGAAATCATAAGGTGTGCTTTGTAGCATTAATTTTTTAGGAGCACTTACGCTCGTTACATCATACTTTCCAAGATGACGTTCAATCTTATCTATTTGTTCATCCGAAAGCTCTTGAGCTAATTTCACACGAAACTTATAAGATTGTTTTGATTCTTTTAGATATTCTTTATAAGATTTCATAACATTTCTCCGCTACTATTATTTATCGTTTTCATTCAATTTATTCATGATCTCGGCTAACATACTGCTACGATCTCCAATAAACTTGCCCTCGATCTCTTCGGGAGCATCTTCTTTACCTTCTAGACTGGCATCTACCTTACGGGTATCAAGATCTAACTTTGCTTTACGCATTTGTAGTTCAATCATCTTCATTTTCTTATCCATTTTGGCTTGTTTTGCCTGTAGAGCCGCTGTTATCATTTTGGCTGCACTATCAAATATAGGCGCCGCATGTCTATCTTCTACATTCTTTCCAAGATCAACCAAGTCCTCAAATGTAGTCATTGCCTTTACTGCATATTCATCCATCTCTCTATCCAATTGTTCTAAGCCCTGTACAATTGGTAAAGCACTATCTATACGTTGTGTTACTTCTAGAGTATTTTGTGTTAATGCTATGTCTTGTTTGGAAGTTTCAATAGTTGACTCACCAGCTTCAATAGGTACTGCTTCTTCACCGAACAATGAAATGTCTTCAATAGGTGGTAAATTAAATTCTTCTTCTAGTTTCTTTGTCATCTCTTCTTCCTTCTTTTATTTGTGGTTTGAGGCTTATTAAATATTTCGTTTTCAGTAATAACTCTAAAGCCCAAGCCTTGACTCTTACACCAGGCTCTGGCCGCTTCCCATTTAGCATGGTTAACAACAGCCGCCGCCATTTGATCCTGAGTCTTTGCTTCACCTAATATTTGCTTACTTGGTTTGATTTCAACAATTTCTGCATGGCGTTCATTTTTTCTATCATTATATACTAATAACAGATCAGGAACATAATTTGTATTCTTTCCTGTGAGAGGATTCTTATATGGAATCCTATGTGTTTCACTACCCCAGGCAACTATACTTGGATGGGCATCACACATTCTAAATACTGCTAGTTCCCAACCACTGCGATATCTAGGCTGACTTTTACCTATATACTTTTTTGGGTTAGTTAGAGTATAGACTCCTTGCTGAAACTTTGCCATAATAGTATTTAGTCGTTAACTAGGTTGTAATATTCCTTGAAGAAATCTTGGCCCTGTGAGCCACTTCGTATATCAAAACCTTCGTACATAAAGTTTATGCTGTAACTAACTGGTGTACTTTCTGAATAACTTAGTGCATCAGGTGTAATGTTTTGTATAAAAGGATTGTATACTGTGATGACGTTAACATCTTCTTTACTAGATGTTCTTATAATTCTTAAATTTTTAATAAAGTTTTTAGTCTCTCTTATTTTTAGACCTGCTTGACTGTAGCCACTGGCACTAGAAAATTTATCATTAAGCAGATCATAATTAAATGACCCTTCATCATCTACTGTTAGTGTTTGTCCGAAATAAAATCTACTGTAGTTTTTTATAAACTCTTCAAACTCGCCACTGGCGTCATCATATGCAGTAAGTTGTACTGGCTGGTAATCTACACCAGTTGTTACTACACGTTTCTTATTGTATTGGTTTAGTGTTTGTGTTCTAGTTGAATAACTAGGCATTGTTACACTTGAAATCTTGTTTAGAAAAAGACTCTTGTCAGCACCATCAGTACCAACAAGAGTTAAAATAACAGCAAAATTGAATCTAGATCTGGGTATAAATGACTGTATTTGATTACCTTCAGTATTATATAATGTACTGGCGGAATCGCCTAGATATTTGCCTAATCCCATTTTCTATCTTCTTACGTTGTTACTGAAGCACTATCACCGCTACCAGCTGTAATTGAACTACTACTTAGTACGTCAGCTCCAGCAATGTTATGAGCTGCGTTGTCATAACGAATAGTGATTGTACACTGAACAAATTCACTTGAACTATAGTTTAGATCTCCATATTGGATACTAGGAATAAAACATCCTGTAACGTCCCACCGTCTAGTGTTTCAATTTCCATTTTAAATTTGTAAGCTGAGCCACTCTTTTGAGCACTCTGATCAGCATGGTTAACTTGGTTAGCAATTTGATTGCCTAATTCTTTAATTACATCACTGTTTACATCGTCACGAACAACGAGTGTAATATCCTGCCATGTATGTTTTCCAGCTAAACGAATCTTTGAGTTGTATACATCAATTGTAACATCTTCATGGTCTAGTGCTGGACGGGTAACACTAATAACGTTCTTAGTTACTAGAGCTCCATTGTTGCTGTTTCCCAAGTTTGTAAACTTGACACGGAAACGATATTGTAGCTTCGGCATTAGAGTGGCTTCACCACCTCCGGAAACCGGTACACCAAAATTTGCAATTACAGCCATCTTAAATCTCCTTTTAAAAAGTGTTTGTCTATAGTATTATTTATGCAAAACAGTCAAAAAAGAACGGAGCCTATTTCTAGACACCGTTCTTGTAGTTAAGTATATGTTTATTAACTAAGTTCGCCTGTGTTTACAATTCTAATTGGAATGTAGATAAATTCAGCCGCTTTGGTTGGCTCAATTGCTACATCAATATATAGTTCATTAGCATCGATTCTCGCAGGAGTGTTGTTTGTTGTATCACAAACTACTGCATAGTCATACACACCACGTTGTGCTAGGATATTTGACATAAAGCCTTCAAATGTACCTTTAGCATTAGAACGTGTGTTTGCATCATTTGGCTCAAACAAGTAAGGTCTGCCAATAACTGCAAATCGTTCTCTTAGGTATGCTGTTAAACGTGCTACGTTAACTCTATCCAATGCACTTGCACCTGAATGTAATGACTTTTGTCCAAATACAACAATTCCTTCTGCAGGAAATCTTGCAATTGGGTTAAGTTTTTTAACATACATTGCATCACGTGAACCTTGTGTTAGTGCTAGTGGAGTAAACTCACCTTCACTACTTAGGTAACCAACGTTTGTTGCATTTTGTACAACACCACGTGTTAGTCCTGCTGGAGCAAACCACTGGAAACTAACGTTGTCGTTATATGCATATGTGTATAGTACTGAATGTGATGCAGGAGCAACAACGCTCTTGCCACTTACTGGATCAGTTGTTAGTACACTTGGGTAATAGGCTGCTGAGTAAGTATTCTTTCCTACTAGTCCGCCTTCACCGTTCTCTGTTGCACTTACGCCGTCAATCCAATTAACTGCTTCTGTTTGGTTTAAACGGAATGGAGCATCAACAATAATAAATGCTGTTTCATTACGATCACTGTTTAGTGTAACCATTTCATCAAACATTTCTGGATATGCTGGAGCGGCAATTAAACGGAATTGAACATTCTCTTCACGAAGTTCTGTTCCTGCTGCACTTGCCTGCATTGCATTAGTAATAACTCTACGTTGTGCTAATCTACCAAATGATCCTGAACCATCTGCTTGATTGCCTGCAAAGTTACGCCATTTCCATGTAGTTGATAGTGAACTGTCATATTTTTTAACAGTAGCTGCCGAACGACACATGTTAATTGCTGATGTGCCTACTGGATATACCAGTGGGTTAGGTCCACCTGCTAGTACGTTTGCAGAGTCAACAAAGGCACCGCCTGCGTTTGCTAGATCAGTGATGTCACCGAACACAACACCTGCACTTGTGCTTTGGTCTGTTTTGTCTTTAACAATCCATGATGTTCCGTTATGTCTGTAGATTACAGGATAACCTGATTCATCAGTATCAATCCAATAGTCGCCATCTGCTAGAGATCCGCCACTTTTGTTTGTTAGTGGAGCAGTAGTAACATACTGAACATCACTTGCTTTAAGCCATTTCTGTACGCCACTGTCTAGAGCCGCTTCATAAATGTCTAAGTCGTTTAAGTCTGGATCAAACCATAGTGTACCATCTACTGGTGAGCCTACTGGTTGAGTTGTACTTACTTCCATTACATAACCGCCTGTTGCAGTAGCTGAACTAGTTGAGATGCTATCCCACTCTTGAGCTGCTGTATCGTCCCAACGTTTAATTTCAACTATGCCTGTGCCATCGTCAATTGACAACCAAAGCTCTCCGTCAGAGAAGTTTGAATTGGCTACGCCAGCAGTACCATCTTGCTGAATATCAGCTGTAATGCCTGTTGGATCAGTTGCATGATCATTAGCATAAACTGGTGTCTTTGCTACAAATTTTGCAGTAGCAGTTGTGTATAATGAAATATCAATATCCAAGCCTGCGCCTGGTGTTGTTGTTTTAATCCATACATCACCTGCACTTGGTCCAGTTGGTGCTGAATAGTGTGGTGCATATGTGGCATTAGTACCAGTTGTTAGGGCTACCCAACTACCGCCTGTGCCTTTGTAATAAATGATTTGTGTTTCGGATGCACCGTTAACAACTTCTACTAAGTAAGTGTCATTAACAACAGTTGCCGTTGCCGTACCTGCTGTTGTAACAATCTCTACTGTAGGGGTAATTGCTGTCCACACACTTGAAGCACTATATTCGTAAATGCCGTATGCTGATAATGTTGGGTTTAACCAATATGTTAGATTAGCCGCTGGACCTGTTGGTGCAGCTGAACTTGGTCTTAGTTGTGAAACGTTTACGTCTGCGTTTACAATGTAAGCCGCCGCACTTTGACCCAAGAAACTATATGCCGCTAGTAGACCATAATCATTAGTTTCATCACCTTGTTGAACTGTACCACTTACTGTACGGAAATCAATATTACCGAAGTACTGTGTTAGTTCTCTCTGTGATGTTACTAGGATAGGTTTACCGCAATTGGCAGCTTTGGTATATTTTGCAATACCGTCAGTCTCTGTACCTGTTGGATCTGTTTTGTTCTGCCCAGTTGCAATAAACAACATTGGGACCGTGCCAGCGCCTGCAGGACCGTATACTGACTCGTCTGTTACTGAAACCTGTACGCCAGGTGAAACAAGATTTGCCATTTGGAATTCTCCTTTAAAAATAACGTTTGTAGAAACATTTTTGTTCTACTCGTATTTATAGGATCCTCCGAAATAGTGCTTATTATAGAGTTATATGTGTATTTAATTGAGGCTATTTAGGACTTGAGTTTTTAAATCTTCAAGCGAAGTGGTGTTATTTATCACATAATCGAAATTCCAGCCCGCCCAACTCCATTCACTTTTATGTACATCAGGGAAAACAATAGACATACTATTGTGTTCCATGTTATTTGCACCTGCTTGATTAATACTAGAAGCAGTAGCCCACCACAATGGTTTTTCATTACGCCATACAACGGCAGTTGATCCGCCTAATCGTTTAATGACATCTAGTTCATTAAAAAATCTACAGTCACTAATGACAACATTCTTTGTACACATCTCAATCTGACGCTCACAGGCCGCAACCCAAATGTCTGGATGAAAATGTGTTCTTAATGCATCAGTTCCTATTTGTTGTAATGCAAGTCTTGGAGTAAAGTCTGGTATGTCTAATCGTTCAGCCCACCAAGTATCAACTGATTCTCTGAATACTCTACTTTCAGGTGTGTTACCTTCTAGTAGGATTCTATCCCATCCAAATATACTAGCACATGCATCTTTCAATACACCTGCGAAGCTGATACGTTGAAAGCCTTCTGAGATCAGAAAGCCTGCGGCAGTATCCTTACCATGACCTATTAGGCCACATATACCAATTACCTTTTTCATAATATTATTATATACTCTTATTGTTAAGTTGTCAATTAACCAATTACAAAACTTAAACCTGTTGAACCTTCACTATATAGTGTTAGCTCTTGTTCAAGTTTATCAATTTCGCCCATTGCATCTGTACGAAGTTGATCTGCGTTCATTGTGGTTCCACCTTGTGGGCCTGCAATTTGTGTAAACTTACCACGTGCTTCTGCTAACATTAGTCTAACGTGAGCAAATGCATAGTCCTTGACCCAGGGTCCTGCATATGTATCAACAAGAATGTTTTGATCTGGACGGTGATTGTAACAATGCAAAATGCATGTATCAGCGGATTTTATTTTACGATGTACTAGAAGTTTGTGATCCTGAGGACGCCAAGTAAACATCATCTCTGCGCCAAATAGTCTTCCCATTGTTTCTCTATACTGATGCATAAAATCAAACATTGCAAGACCGCCACTACCTTGTGAATTTAGAAGATATGTATTCATAAATGCGGCCTGGAAAGGTTCTATATCATTACCTGTTCCACTACTTACACCAGTTGTTCTACGATAGATATCTCTAACTTCAACAATTTCTACTGGAAGAGTATATTCATTTTGATCTTCTTGTAAATCCAGAAATACATAACTTTCCTCTACGGCATTTTCAGCTCGTTGGCGGTACTTTTGTAGGCTTTTGTTAACTGCCAGTTCATAATGTTCTGGGTCAAGTTCTACATCAACCATGCCACCACCTAGGCGGAGTTCCATTTCTTTAATTAGATCACTTTTTGCACTCATGTTATTCTCCTTAACTGTATTTATTACAGAAGTGCATACAGACTGGTGTAGGATTATCTATCCAGCCAGGATAGTATATATTTGTTTGATATTGATCATGTTTTGTGATTTCTTCTAAGGAATGTTCATTTAGACTATTCCATTTTGGATTATCTACTAAACTTTGCTCATAAGATTGATCTCTTACGGGCACTTCATCTGATATATTACGTTCACCATATATACTTGCATAGTGACAACATGGAAATACTTGCATACTGCTATCCAAATAGAATCCACGTACTGTTTCACTATGAAAGTTGCATTGTACTTTGCATTTGTTTTCTAGTTCGCTCATCTATTTGTCCATGTACGCCATTAGGCCATTTAAATCTTACAGAAATATTATTAGCATCTGCAAATGTCTTGGCAAGAGGTATTTGATCTTTATTCCAATCAAACATTAAGTACTCCCATCTGCCTTTACCGCCATGGTGAAACCAAGCAGTCATATTATCCATTGCTCTTTGCCAATTAACACCTTCTCTATATTTCCAATTCGTATCGTGATCAAGTCCATCAATACTCCATGTTATTTTTAGGCGTCTGTTTTTTGCATTTGTACTATAGAACTTTTCGTTTCGTAATCCACCATTTGTGTTTATACTTACAGAACCTATTGAAGTCAGTTTGTCTATAATTTTTTGTATATTGGGGTGCATCATAGGATCGCCATACTCACCACACAAGTCATATGTCATATTCAATCCCATTGTCTTAGAAACAATATGATCCAATTCTTGATCGCTCATGTGTTTTAGGACAAGCCAAGGAACAGTTTCACCAGTATCGGTAACTGTTCTTCTGCAAGTCCTACACTTTGCTTGGCAATAATTTGTGATGTTCAGTTCTAAACTGTAGTCCATACAGTTATTTATTTGTGGACGGCTAGTATAATTGTTTCTGCATTAAACCTACCATTGAGCTTTGTCTCAGTTGTCTTAATACCCTCAAACTGCTTAACGGTTCTAGCCTTTGTTGTTTTCTTAAAGGTGTTTAACTGTTCTTGTGGCTTACGAAGTGTCTTTTGTAGACTTGTTTCTTCGTTATAGTTTAACAGAGTTGTACCTCTTACTTTGAAACCATCTTCATCTACACTAACGTATACACCCAACTTACGGTTTTTAGTATTAAACACTACTGCACATACGGCACCAATTAAACCACTAGGGCTTACACTTGCAATACCATAGTCACTGTCGATCTTCTTGTACTTCATCTTAGCAACTAGTTGATCAGCTGACTTCTCTTTTACTTTACGAGGCTTCTTAGTTGCCTTTTGTGTAGTAATAATCATATCACAAGCATCAAGAATCTTCTTGTACATTTCCAATGCCGCCTTCTTCTGGGCAGTACTGTAGTGTGCAAAACCTTCTTCTAGTTGTTCAACTTGATCTAAGTCATATTCACTCAACTTCTTACGTTGTGTGGCATTGGGTAAGTTCATAAGTTCTGTAAACTCACTAAACTCTCCCTCATAAAGTTGTCTAATAATACGAGCATGATTTGCCTTTGCTCCTACTTTTACCAATACTTTATGTGGTTCAAAGTTCTTAACTGTTGCAGGATCAGAATCAATAATAAAGTTTTCCACAAACTCTTCAATCTCTTCCGTCATACGAAGACTTGCTTCTTTCATAACCTCTTGGATTGTGGGCTTATAGTACTTTATGTTCTTTTCTTTTTGTGCCTGATCAGCAATTGCTTTTGCTTCTACTAAAGGAGCACCTTCTTTAATTGCAACACCAATAGTTTTCTTTATATATTCACTTGCTGGATTTAGTACATCACCAGTGCCTGGCAAACTCTCCCAATATTCTTTATGTTCTTGATGTAAGTCTGGCATACCATCCAATAGTAATTTAGCATTGATGGCCGCATTGATTGGAACATGTGGAGCCGCCTTAACTGCTTTGATATCTTCAGCACTATATTCAGCTTTCTTCATCCATGTATAAAGGAATGGAATTATCTCGGCATGCTTAACTGTTTGATACAGTTCATCAGTTGCTAGTCTTCGCTTTTTGCCAAAGTCTTGACCCGACATTTCCAATGCACCAGACCAATCAATAGTAATGACGCCTGTTTTACGCCTTGCGGCCGCACGGTTCTTTTGTTTACGAGACTTCTTTGGTACTGCAATTTTAGCCATTCTGATAACTCCTAATAATTAATACTTATTCAGTATAGCATCTTTTACGACATTGTCAACCTATTATTTTCTGTATAAATACATTATAAGAGGAATGATATGCCACGATTAAGTTTATACAGAAATTATAAGGGTAACGATTACAAATTCATGGACTGGAATGTCCGTGAACAGTTTGACATTGGTGGAACTGGTGTACATGTACACAAATATCTGGGACCTAAACAACAATTAGATGCAGACGATCCTAGTGAACCTAACTATGGTAGTGGTTTAGAAAAGGATTTAATTACTGGTGATGAGATAAATCCAGAAGGTTTTATTAACGAAACTAAGATACAAGACTTGTTATTCATGGAAAACAGAGATCGTAAGTATGATCCAGATGTATATGAATTACGTGGTGTGTATAATGTTAGTGATAATGATTTTGATCTAAGTCAGTTTGGATTGTTTTTAACCAACGATACTCTGTTTATTACATTTCATACAAATGATATGGTTGAGAAACTAGGCCGTAAACTTATGCCTGGCGATGTTTTGGAGTTGCCTCATTTAAGAGATGATCTCTTGTTGGATCATGACAGAGATGCTATTAATAAATTTTATGTAGTACAAGATGCTAACCGTGGAAGTGAAGGTTTTAGTCAGACTTGGTACAGTCATATTTGGCGTGTTAAAGTGGCACCACTAACAGATACACAAGAATACGCAGATATACTTGGTACTGCTAATGATCCAGGAAGTCTTAAGAACGATATTAGTGCTTATAAAACAGAACTCAATATTAGTAATGCTATTGTAAAGAGTGCCGAAGAAGCTGATCCATTGGGTTTACCCCTAACTGAACACTTGTTTGGCCAGCCGGATACTTCGGAAGTATATGATCATGGAGATACACTATCAACAGGTGATCAGTTTCCAACAGCACCTAATGATGGTGATTACTTTGTCCGTAATGACTTTAAACCAAATAGACTATTTGTTTATCGTGGTAGCAGATGGAATAGACTATATGATAACGTAACTGATGTCACATGGAGTGATAAGACTTACAATGCAAGTTCTTACATTAACAATAATTCAACAACAGTTGTTGATAATAAAGAATTTAATGAAAGACAACCACTCAGCAACGTTATTAAACCAAAGAGTGATTTTGAATAATGGCACAACAATACTTTTACGATAAACAGATAAGAAGATACATTCAACAGTTCATACGATTGTTCAGTGGCTTTAATGTACAAATGGGTATTAATGATGACAAGTTACCTATATATCAACTAACACCTGTACGCTATGGTGATATCAACCGTATGGCCGCACACATTACTCGTGAGAATTCAGAGAACATTGTTAATACTGTTCCGTTTATCAGTTGTTATGTTACCGAACTTAACTTAGCCGCTGATCGTAGAACTTATCAAGAGTATGAAGAAAAAGTACAAGTGTATGAAAAGAAGGTGGATGACGCCACTGGCAAATATCTAAATGAGGTAGGTAATAGATATACTATCGAAAGACATGCTCCAGTTCCGTATAACTTAATTATGAATTGTGATATATGGACTTCAAATACAGATCAGAAATTACAGTTATTGGAACAGATTATGGTGTTGTTTAATCCTACTCTTAATATTAGAACAAGCAACAATCCTTTTGATTGGTCAGCATTAAGTTATGTTGAAATGACAAACAGTATATGGAGTAGTCGTAGTGTTGGTTCAAGTATAGATGACATTGTTGATGTTTCTACCCTAACATTTAGTATGCCTATATTCATTAATCCACCTGCTAAAGTTAAACAACAAAAACTTATATACAATATTATTAATGAACTGTACAGTTTAGATGATGAAGATTTGGATAAGTTTATTGCAAATGAAAG